ATGTCTCCACTAAGTCCTTCTGCCCCGCCATCCAGGCCAGCACTCGCGCTTCGATGGCGCTGTAGTCTGCAAACATCAGGCGATGATCTGGCGCAGCGATAATCATTGAGCGCAGCAAGTCCGCCGCTATCTCGGTGCCGTGGCCATGCTCGGCTACGCTCTCATCGGCCTTGAGTTTCGCAATGATCTCATCGAGTTCGGCTTGCTTCCTCACTGGACGCGGGAAGTTCTGCGGCTGGACCAGCTTACCCGACCAGCGACCAGTCGCCGCGCCGTGATAGACCAGTAGTCCACGCATCCGTCCGTCTTCACCTGCTGCGTATTCCATCGCGTCGAGCTTGGCGGTGCTGGACTTAGCGCCTGACTGCCGCAGTTCGACAACGCGACGGATAACGGGGTGTAAACCGTCGCTTGACAGTATCTTCGCAACTGCCTGTTTATCCACGCTACTTGTCTGCACGCCATACTTACGGAGCCATGCGGCGAGGTGCATCCCCTGCGTAGCGGAGCGCACTTCCCCTTTCGTAAGCCGATTAATCTCAGCGTCGATCTCTGCTTTGCTCTCGGTTGCAAGGCGGCGGACGCGCTGGAGCAAATCGGTGTCGAGCATCACGCCGCGATCATTGATCCGCTGGTCAAGAAGGAAAAGCTGGCGTTCGCTGTCGGGAAGATAAGGGATGTGAGTTGACACATCCATTTCCGTGCGAACGTCCTGGCGGCAATACTCGATTAGCGCCTCGACCTTATCGGGCGTAGTCCACCATGTATGCGTGCCATCCGCCAGCGTCTTGCGGGGACGGGCCATACGCAGCATCAGTGCTTGGCCTGCCTTGTCCTTCTGTTCCTCGACGCCAAGCACAGCCGCAGCTTGTCCCAGTGCGCGAGGCAGACCAGCCGCGGAAGCCTGCGCCATTGTGCAATACCACTGCCCGGCTTTTGTGCGCGGCCAGTTGTAGCGTGGCGCCATGATCTTATTCCAAATCACGCGCTCGAAGTTCGCATTCCAGGCTTGCAGCTTGCCGCCCTCGACGATCCAGTCTTCCAGTTTACTATCCATCGGATCGCCGGGCGACCAGACACGAACGTCTTCGCCGTCCCACGAATAGGCCATACACCACACATCGGTTGATACGTCAGTGGCGTATACATAAACACCAGTCTTTCGCAGGTCCACGGCGCTGCGGGTTTCAAAGTCGATGCTGCAAATCATGCGTATCCTTTCGCTCTCCCGCTAACCAAGCACAGCTATCCCCAGCCTGTCAACACCCACAAAAATAATTTTCTGGCTTGCTAAGCGGGGTCGATCTGTGCCAGCCTTAGCGTCACCTTCGAATGGAGATACCGAAAATGCTGACTTTCAAGAGGCTCTACGCGGCCGGTTTCACTGAGCTTGTCAGTGTCATACCGCCCGCAGCGCCACTCTCTGAGCTATCAAAAATCACTGCGGATCAAGCGGGTAAGGCGCCTGGTCGGCAGAATGCACAAGGCACATGGGGCGGTTACAACTGGCAGGACCATATCCCAACGCAGGGCGAGATCGAGCGGTGGGAGCGCAGCAACGCGAACATCGGACTAAAAGCGGGAAGGTATCCCGCGCTTGACATTGACGTGGTGAACGAGAGCCTGTCGCGCATCATCGGTGACATGGCGAAGAAGTCGCTGGGCAAGGCGCCAGTCCGCGTAGGCCGGTGGCCGAAGCAGCTCTTCATGTATCGCGCCGACGAACCCATCGGAAGAATGAGGCTTCGTTTCCGCGATGGCAAAGGGGTTGAGCAACTCGTAGAGCTTCTGGGTGACGGCCAACAGTATGTCGTCGGCGGTATTCATCCCGTTACGCGTGAGCCTTACTCGCTGGACCAGGACATAACGATACGGGGGCCGGCGTGTCTGACTAAGATTACCCGCGAGAAGGTCGAAAAGTTCTTCGCTGATCTGTGCGAGACGCTGGAGATGACAGGGTGTGAGATTATTCATGCCGATAAATCGCCTGAGAAGGCCGCTGAGAGGCAAAAGGTCGATCAGGCTAGTCTGGTAGCGGACGACCTGTCGAAGCTCTCAGAGGCGCTTAAAACGATCCCTAACACGTCTGAGCATTTCCCTGACCGGGATGACTACATCCGGATGGGCTATGCGATTAAGGCTGCGGCTGGTCCGGACAACGAGAACGAGGCTCTTGCGCTGTTCACTGAGTGGGCGATGTCATGGGAAGACGGGGTCAACACAGTCGAGATGATCGAGTCCGACTTCGGCCGGATGCACCCGCCGTATGAGCTAGGTTGGGAATGGATTCAGGATCAGGCCCGGCGCTTCGGGTTCAAGCCAGAGGTAACTGAGTTCGAAGCGGTCGAGTATGACGACGTTGCGTTTACGGACGTGCTTGCCTCTGTAGGTGAAACGCCGATTGAGTATTCGGACAGTGCTTTGGCCACGCGCCTTGCTCGGTTGCACGTTTCGGATATCCGATACGTTGCGGGCGGCATGGGCTGGATTGCTTGGGACGGGGCCAAGTGGGCCATCGACCGGAGCGAACGACACGTTGCTTATGCGCGCAAGGTTTGCTCGGCTGCTTCGGCCGAGGCTCGCGAGAAGATCGACTCGGCGCAGAAGAGTGAACGGATTGCGGCGCGGTGTGCGTCTTACCCGGTGATCGTCAACGTGGCCAAGCTGGCGCGGACAGATGCGGCGTTACAGGTTAGCACTGAGCAACTCGACGCCGACATCTATCTGCTCAACTGCCGCAACGGCATTGTCGATCTGCGCACGGGGACGCTCATGCCGCACGACAGGTCGAAGCTCTGCACGAAAGTGACAAGTGTAGAGGTAGACTTTGAGCGCGGCTGCCCGCAGTGGAACGCGTTCTTGAATGAAGCCTGCAATGGCGATGTAGAACTCAAGCGGTATCTGCAAAGGCTGGCTGGTTACAGCGCAACAGGCAGCACAAAGGAACACGTCCTTGCGTTTGCTCACGGCTCCGGGGGCAATGGCAAAGGGACGTTCCTTGGCGCGTTAGGCGCCATCCTTGGCGATTATGCCACGGTGGCCAGTGCGGACGTATTCCTCGCCTCGAACCAGCAACGCCACCAGACAGAACTTGCCGCCCTGATGGGCGCTCGGCTGGTTCACGCGCAGGAGATCGATCCTTCTCGCAAGTGGGATGAAGCAAAGGTGAAGAGCCTGACCGGCGGGGACAAGATCAGCGCGCGGTTTATGCGCCAGGATCAGTTCGAGTTCACACCGCAGTTCACGCTCATCATCGCCGGCAATACGAAGCCTGAGATCACGAACGTCGATGACGCCATGCGGCGCCGGATGCACTTGATTCCGTTTGAGACAAAGCCGGCGCGTAAGGACGTGGACCTTCCCGACAAGCTGAAGGAAGAATACCCGGCGATCCTTGCGTGGGTGGTTGAAGGGGCGAAGATGTGGTTGGCGGAAGGATTGAACCCGCCCCCGGCCGTGCTTCGTGCTACCGAAGACTATCTGAGCGGCGAGGATGCGCTCGGTAGGTGGATCGAGGAGCGATGCGTGGCCGGTGAGAGCCGCGAGATGGGCACCAGCGAAGCCTTCGAGGACTTCCGCGAATGGTGCCGGGAAGAGAATGAAGTCAAGGGCCGCGACTGGAGCCAGCGCAAGTTCAATGGCGAGATGCGAACTCGCGGGTTTGAGCCGGCGCGTGACAGGGCTACGCGGACTAAGAAAGTGTTCCGTGGTCTGGAGCTTTTGATCGGCGATGAAGACCGGATGGTGATTGATGCCATGAGTGAGGACGCGGCCGCGGACTTCTTCGGTATTCAGATTAGTTTCGACAGTGACAATGAGGAGGACGATTAATGTTTGGGTTTCAGGAAGAGAATGACGTGGTGAATAGCCCCGACCATTACAGGCAAGGGGGCATCGAGGCCATCGACGCGATTAAGGCATCAATGAGCAGCGAAGAGTTCGAGGGTTACCTGCGCGGTAATGTATCAAAGTATCTCTGGCGCTATCGTCTCAAGGGTCGGCCCGAACAGGACTTGAAGAAAGCTCAGTGGTATCTAAACCGATTGATAACTGAGATCGCGTCACACTGAATAGAGAAAGAGGGCCACTCGGCCCTCTTTTTTTGTTCGTGCACGGTTTGGCGCACGGTTGGTGCACGGTTGGTGCACGGTTCGTGCACGGTTCGTGCACGGTTTGGTGCACGGAAAAAGTGAGGATTTCTGCGGGTGGGGCACGGAGTGCACGGTTTGAACGCGCATTGGGTTCCCCATGTATATTTGTTAATC